GCAGATTTAGTACATGGTAAGAGGATTGATCAATTAATAAATATTTTATTATCTATATATTCATTGGTTGATCATTTTTCTGCTCAAGGATTAGAAACATGGATTGTCGCGGGTCTTTCAACTTATCTTCCCGACGCTTTAAAAGAAGTCATCAAGACAGCAACGCTTTTTTCTAATACCAAATTTTTTGATGACTTTACGTTAGTACATACATTATTTACCCAGTTAGAAAGATTTTTAATTTTCGTTTGTGAGACAATCAAAGTTCCAGAGAAAGTTTCCTCTTTTGTTCGTAGGTGCTTCGATTACTTACAAGTAGGACAAAAGCACATTATACTATCAAAGATTGAACGAGTAATGGAATTAGCGCATAAAAATGAGAAAAATTTTATGCAGCCAGGATTTAGGGAAACAGCTTTACAATTAAACAACGAAGTACAAAATTGCGCAGGATTACAAGATTGGATACAAAGAGCAGGTAGTGTCAAGAATATAATTATAAAATGGCAAAATTTTATTAAAATAGTAAATAGTTATCAATCAACCAGTAGAGTAGAGCCAAATCTTTTTGTATTTGATGGTCCTCCTGGTTTGTTTAAATCCGTTTTCATGACTAAAACTATTGAAGCGCTGGGTTGGAGTGCATATTCTCATATAGTTCCCTCCATTGATTCAGGAAAAGATTTTTACGACTCATACAATAATGAAGAAATTTTTTATATGGATGATGTCGGACAAGAAGGTCCTAGTCAATGGAGATCTATAATGAATATGCATTCCTGCGTCAAAATGCCTTTGCCTTGCGCTGACGCCAAATTAAAAGACACCAAATTTTTCAACAGTCACACAATATTTGCTACAACTAACCGTTTTATTAATTTACAAGGCCTTTCAAAGAGCGACTGTATTGATAACGTAGAAGCTCTTTGGAGACGCGGTTTTGTTTTTGATTTTAAATGTGTATCTCGTGTAGGTAGCAAACTTTCAGGTATTATTTATTTTAAACATTTTAATTTATTATCTAAATCTTTCGAAATAGCTTTTCCTTCTTATTTTAATTATACCATTAAACCTTCTTTTACTTTTAATGCTGATTTAGATTTTTCTACTAATATTACCAATGCAGTTACTTGGATTGGCGCTATTGTGACTGGTTTCAAAATGCAAAAAGAAAAAATGAACGTAGACCAAAGATTATCACCTTCCCAAATTCAAGATATTCAAGAAAAAATTTCAGAGTTAATAGAATCCCCAGAATTTCAAGACGTTAACGACACCTTCCACCAACCCCCCATTCAAAAAATTGAATCATTACAACAAAGTTCACCGAACCAGCAACCTGAAGTCCCCAGGAATTTTTTGGAAGGACAAGGGTTAGTTACTACAATTAAAACCGGC